AGAACCCGTGCCCTCAAGGCTCAGTACACCACTGAACTCGCACAGGATCTCAAGGCTGTTCACGGACTTGATGCAGAGACTGAACTCTCTAACATCCTCTCCACCGAAATCCTTGCTGAAATCAACCGCGAAGTCATTCGTAAGATCTACAACAATGCTAAACTCGGCGCTCTACAGGCTGACCTTACCTTCTCTGGCACCAAGACAGAGGCTGGTATCACTACTGATGGTGTCCTAGTCACACCCCACGTTCGTCAGGGTGTCACTGGTGGTATCTACGACATCAACCGCGATGCCGACGGTCGATGGTCCGCAGAGCGTTTCCGTGGTCTCATGTTCCAGTTAGAGCGTGAAGCCAACGTAATCGCTAAGGAAACTCGACGCGGTAAGGGTAACTTCTGTATCGTCTCTTCCGACGTTGCTTCAGCCCTCGCAATGGGTGGATTCCTCAACATCTCACCAGCACTAAACGTCAGCCTCAACGTTGACGATACTGCTAGCACCTTCGCTGGTGTTCTTAACGGTAAGATGAAGGTCTACATCGATCCCTACGCTGGTACTCGTAACTTCGTCTGTGTCGGTTACAGAGGTTCTTCGCCTTACGATGCTGGTATGTTCTACTGCCCCTACGTTCCACTACAGATGGTCCGTGCGGTCGGTGAGGATACCTTCCAGCCCCGTATCGGGTTCAAGACCCGCTACGGAATGGTCACCAACCCCTTCGTTGGAACTGCAAGTACCAACAACATCGAGACCACTGGTGTCAACCAATACTACCGTATCTTCGAGATTCTTAATCTCCACGGTCAGAACGTCGCACTCAACCCTTGAGTCTAGTTCTAAGGTAGCATAAAGCACAGCCTCCCTCACGGGGGGCTGTGTTTTTTTGTATACATACTTTATTGGGAGAATATTATGTCAGGTAAAGCACCAGATTCAGTAAACTATCTGAAGAACAATGGCTTCAAATTTGAGATTCCTAGAATCCCAAATGTAAACTTCTATATCCAACAAGCAAATATCCCATCAATAGATGTTGATAACGTAGAAACTAAAACCCTGTATGCACAGCCTGTTTACGATACAGGCGGAAGAATTTCATATGGCTCATTGAATCTATCTTTCATTGTTGACGAAGACATGAACAACTACATGGAAATCTATAACTGGATGAGAGGTCAAGTTCCTGTTGAAGATAGTCCGCCTCTTCGAGATGCAGATTCACTAGCAAGTGCCATTCTTATAGTCATGGACAACAAGAGTAGACCCAACATCGAGGTTCAATATCAGGACATATTTCCAGTTAGGCTAGATGAAATCGGATTTGATTTGACAACCACCGATCCAGACCCTATAATTATAAATACAGAATTTAAATTTACTGGATTGAAAATCACTAAACTATGAACTTGAATGATATTCGTGAGATGGTCAGCAAAGACCTAGAGATGGATCGAACCGAACTGGATATCGAGTCTATCAAAACACCCCAACTTCATAACAAGTATCTTATCCTATTCACGGATGAGACGTTGTTGTTTAAGAAGATGCAGGCAGAGTATAAGACACTTCGTAAAGATAAGTGGCTATACTACACTGGTAAGATGGGAGATGACGAACTGAAGCAGAGGAACTGGGAGCCATTTCCTCTCAATGTTCTTCGTGCTGATACTGATCAGTTTATCGAATCGGATCGTGAACTAATCATTCAGTCTCATCGTCTTGCCCTACAGGAAGAAAAGGTCAAGTATCTCGAAGGGGTAGTAAAGATCATCAACAACCGACAGTGGTATATTCGATCTGCAATCGACTGGGCTAAATTTTCTAACGGCGGATAACTCATACATATAGTGTATGAGTGATATTTCTGTTCTACATTTAGATTCTGTATATGTGAAATTGGATTGTGAGAGGTGGATAGCAAAAGAGTTATCCGACTTCTTCACGTTCAAAGTTCCAAACCATGAGTTCAGTCCCGCTTACAAAAAGAAGCAGTGGGACGGCACTATCAAGTTATTCAACTTATACAAGCAGACTATCTACCGAGGCTTACTGGATTATGTAATTCAGTTCGCTAAGGATAGAAATTATAGTATCCAGTTAGAAGAAACGCTGAAGGACTCTCTACCGTCCTCAGAGTTCTCTCAGAGCGACGTTACGGACTTTATTGACTCCCTGTCCATCGTAGCAAATAATAAAGCAATTAAACCACACTTACATCAAGTGAATGCTATCCAACACGCACTAAACACCAAGAGATGTCTCCTGCTGTCTCCTACTGCGTCTGGGAAGTCGCTGATCATCTATACACTGATGCGTTACTATATGGAACTGCTGCCCCCAGATAAGAAGTTGCTGATCATTGTTCCAACCACAGGTCTTGTATCACAGATGCTCGAAGACTTCAAAGACTATTCGTCTAACGACGACTGGGATTGTATGTCCAATTGTCATCAAGTGTTCAGTGGACAGTCGAAAGAAACAGATAAGAGAATTGTCATCTCAACTTGGCAGAGTTTATACCAAATGCCAAAAGAATATTTTTCAAAATTCGGTTGTGTGTTTGGAGATGAATGCCACTTATTTAAAGCCAAATCGCTCTCGACTCTAATGTCGAATCTAGATGACTGCTACTATCGAATAGGAACTACAGGCACACTCGACGGAACACAGACACACAAACTTGTAATCGAAGGACTCTTTGGTAGAGTGTTTCAGGTTACAACAACCAAGAACCTAATGGATAAGAAACTCCTATCGACTTTGAATATCAACTGTCTTACATTACAGTATACCAAAGACGAGAAGGAGTTTATGAAGAGAAAAAAATATCAGGATGAAATAGAATGGATTGTTACTCATGAGAAGAGAAACCAGTTTATTGCCGAACTAACCAACAGGTTAAAGGGTAATACTCTAGTCCTCTTCAACTATGTGGAGAAGCACGGTAAGCCGTTGTATGAATTGATTAGTCAAGGAGATAAAGAGACTTTCCTCATACACGGAGCAACAGATGTCATACAACGGGAAGAGATTCGCAAGATCGTTGATAGGAAAACTAACTCGGTTTTGGTTGCGTCTTACGGAACCTGCTCTACTGGCATTAATATTAGGAATATTGATAACATTGTTTTCGCTAGCCCTTCTAAATCTGTTGTGAGAGTTCTTCAGAGTATCGGCAGAGGACTACGAAAATCAGATAGGAAACAGAATGTAAAGTTGTTTGATCTTTCAGATGATCTTACCATAGGAAAATATGAAAATCATACTTTCCGACATCTTGGAGAGAGAATCAAAATATATACTAGTGAGAAGTTTGATTATGAGATATCGAAAATTCATATAAGGAGATGATTATGACTGATGAGATTACGAGCAGAATCATCCGATTGAAAAATGGAGATGATGTGATAGCAAAGATTGTAAAGTCAGATCGAAAGAGATTGACTCTACAGAAGCCCTTCTTATTCAGAACACAATCAGTTATAGATCCGATGAGCGGCATGAAGAAAGACGTTACCATGCTTCAGAGTTGGACCGCGTTTGCTGATGGTGATGAGATTACAATTCAACAGGAGAATATTCTTGCCTTTCTGAATCCCACAGGGGAAACAGAAAAACTCTATACCATAGAGAAGAAGAGGGAAGAAGAACTTAAGAAGAAAAGAAATGTAATCAACTACAATGACGAAGAGAATCCAAATTCACATCCACCAAAGAATCCTTTGAGTGATTTGTTTGATGTGAACAAAAACGTTGACGATGCCATGAAGAAGATGTACGACGAACTGGCAGATCAACTTGATGGTGTAGATGGACTGGATGATTTGGATGAGGATGAAATGCAAGAGTTCATCGTGATGACTCTAATGATTCCACCTGAGATGTTAAAGAAGATGTTAGATCAGGGTATCATTAAGCCTGATCAGATGTCTGAGTTCTTATTTGATAATATGAACTCAGAAAAGATTACTGAGGAATACACAGGGGATGATAAGAATCATCCAGACTTTGGCAATAGACTGACTGATTGGAGTTCGGATATCGACGAGTACCTCAAATAATTTGGAGACCACATGGATCGAGAAGTCTTGCTCCTGAACGCTTCTGAGGAAGTATTAAACGTGATCGATTGGAAAAAAGCAGTAGCCCTTTTAGAATCTGGGAAAGCAATAAAACCTTATTTCTTTTCTAAGATTTATAAAATTAAAACATCGAAGGGAACATATCCGCTTCCTGCGGCTCTCATGTTGATTCGATATGTTATGACACCACATCAATCACACCTACCTACAAGAAGAAATATTTTCAAGAGGGATGACTGGACTTGCCAGTATTGTGGTTTAAAATCTAAGAACAAAAAGACACTCACCATTGATCACGTTATGCCTAGATCAAGAGGAGGCGATTCTTCTTGGACAAATCTAACGACTGCTTGTGCTTCTTGTAATTCAAAGAAGGGAAATCGCAAACCCAAAGAATGTAACATGCCCCTGATAAACAAACCAAGAAAACCAAAGCATCTAGAGATGCAGTTGGCTGAAATACAAGAAGAGTTGCTTCGTGTCTGGGAACGATGGATACCAACCTAACTGTATCCGGTATCCGGAGGTATCCCTTTTCCTCTCGACAAGTCGAATTATATGGGGGTTTGGAAAACTGTCAAGGAAAAACTTGACAATAATTTTTTAGAGGGTATATTATGACAAAAGGAAGTGATTCACATGGTTAAGAAGAAAAGCACAAATCATTATATCGATAACAAATTGTTTTTCGAGAAGATGTCCGAATGGAAAGAGAAAGTAGTCCTTGCCGAAAGTAACGGAGATCCCAAACCTCCCATTACAGAGTATATCGGTGAGTGCTTTATCAAGATCGCAACCAATCTTGCGATGAAGCCTAACTTCATGAACTACTCCTTCGTCGATGAAATGATCGGCGATGCGATTGAGAATTGTATTCTATATGCACACAATTTCAATCCCGAGAAGTCGAAGAATCCTTTCTCATATTTCACTCAAATTATTTACTATGCCTTTCTCAGACGTATCGAGAAAGAAAAGAAGCAGTCATACGTTAAGTTCAAGATGATTGAAGAAGGTGATCACGCTGGTCATATCCACAAGTGGTTCAAGGAGAATTACTTTGATAAGAATCCAAATGATGCAATGAAAGAGTTCTTTCAGTTAAATGATAATGACTTGAAGAAGTTTGAGCCTAAAAAGAGTAAGAAGAAAAATCAAGCCGGCTTGACTTCATGTTTTGAGGATGTAAATGAAGATAGCAATAATAAATGATACTCATTGGGGCGCAAGATCAGATAGTCAAATCTTTCTAGAATACTTCACGGACTTTTTTCGTGAACAGTTCTTTCCGTATCTGAAGGAGAACAACATTAATACTGTTCTTCATCTAGGTGATCTTATGGACAGACGAAAGTTTGTCAACTTCAATACACTGAATACTGTTCGTAGTGAGTTCAT